ATATCAACGTAAGTGCCGAAATACCCCCCGGCCGAAACCGTAGAGGTACCGTCTTCAGAAGTAGGCGTAATAAAAGATTGACTTTTTAAATCCGCCTGCTTATCTTCTCGGCCAATAGTAAAACCAAATAGTGATAGTGCCATTATATATTTTTCAATGATTAACGATTAAAAATACCACCAAAGTTCACAATACTACCCAATGGGTTATTAGAAGTTGTGAAGTGCTGGTATTGGAATGTCACAGTAAATGAGGAGATTTGATCATTAGCACCAAAGTCCAGACCCACAGGTGATAGGTCAACAGGAAATGCATTTACAATATTGTAGGATTTTAATGCATTGCCGTTTCTGTCTAACTGAAATACTTGCATATCGCGTTGGTATTCAGAAGGCTGAAGTCTACCAAACTTACTTGCATAGTCTTCCATTCCTCCCATCCACTGTTCCATAGCTGTACGAATTGACATTTCAGCATCGTTCAATACAGTAATGGTATACGGAGCATATACGCGATCTCCAACGAATTTTACTTCGCGACCACGATACTGGACAATAGCAGGGTTAACTGTTTGACCAGGTAACTCAGCTACGGAGACCAAGAACGGGGCTCTTGCAACTGCCAACGTTCCTCCTGTTACATATGTCGGGAAAGACAATTGAACAGCGAACTGATTGGGACGAGCACCACCGTTAGTTAGTGCGGATTTAAAACGTTCTACGTTAAATGTTGTCATTTGTTCTCTCCTTTATTAAGCGCCGACTTCTTCGAAAGAAATTCCGGTGCGAGTTGCAATAAAGTTGAGCTGTATGAAGTTAATCGCACGAGCTGGCTTGATAAAGATATCAGCAACAAAATTGTTGGTATCTATAACTTGGGCTGTGTTATTTGACTCATCGCAAACTACTTTAAAGTCCGTAATACCACGGCGACCTTGAACGTCACGTAGGAACGGTTCGACTAGATTGCGGAACTGTGCACGTGTGAACGGGTCGTTGAACTCGAACAACTGGAACTTGGCGGCTGTAGCGATTGCTTTCTCAAGCACAATAAACAATCTTCGAACGTTAATACGATCGAAGGCTGAAGGCTTGGCTAACAATGTTTTATCACCGAATAATACTGTACCGTTACCTGGGAATGTAACAACAGGGTTAACACCCTTTTTGTACAATGTGTCACGATCAGTTTTGCTTGGTGAATAAGCTAACTTAACAACGTTCTTAACTTGACCGCGGTTGAAACCAGCTGGAGAGAACCAAGGATCAGCAACGAAGTCTGTACGAACGGCAAGACCGGCTGTATCACCATTCAGTGGTACATAACGATATACATCGTTGTAGCGGTCATATTGATACTTATAACCAGAGTCTAGAACAGCATAAGAGCTAGATGTTAGAGATTCGCGGAATGCAACAACATCCGTAGCTTCATTACCTGCGTTATTAACTACATCGGCCAGTTCTGGAGAAGCAAAAACGATTACGTCTTTTCTTACTTCAGCCACGCTGGAGATAGCAAAGTTAACAACTGTAGCAGAGGCGGCACCTAATGGAAGCAACGAAATGTCATACAGTTCGTCGTTAGCAAATAAGGCCAAAGCGCTTGTAATGTTACCGTCTGTAGGAGCATCAGCAGAGACTCCACCTGATAGAGATATCGTAACGTTAGATGTCAGGTTAGCAAATAGGGATGCATTAGCTGCATTACCCCAGGCTGTACCTGTTGCAGTAACGTTAGCTGTATGATCCATCCAATAAACGTATGCAGATTGTGTATTTACCACATCTTTGTAGTATGCGGAAGTTCCATCAGATCTCTTAGCGTCAGAGGCTTTAGATGCAAAAGCAAACTTTTCAACCACAGTACCTGCTGTACCTGAGAACAATCCGTCTTCATCGATAACAGCAACGTGCAGTTCATCATGTGAACCACCTAATGCGCTTACGTAACCTGATGTACCAGGGGCAGCATCGAAGTTAGCAGCATAAGACCAAGTAGACCAAGCATTAGCATCAGCCATTGAGACTTTTAATGAATTACCCAGTGCTCCTGGATACTTTGCAGCCCATTCACCCACAGTACCTTCACCAGCGGAATAGGATGCTGTGTAGTGTTCTTCGTTTCTAATAATAACTGCAGTAGCTGCAGTGTTCGATCTTGCGTTTCTAGCGGTTGCTTGATCTACAACGCGAATCACTTGTAGGTTATTACCATAAGACAAGAAATTAGCAGCGGTAAAGAACGATTGGAATGTTGAGCTGTTAGGCTTTCCAAAAGTATTTACAAGTGCGTTTTCTGAATCTATCGTGGTAACAACACCAACTGGACCCCATGCAAATGCGCCAGCAAAGCCGCCGGCTGTTGTAGCAACGGCAGGTACGACCGAGGTAAGGTCCTGCTCTGTTACCAGAACGCCTGGTGATAGCTGAAATGCCATATTTTTCTCCTTATAATGTTATTCTGTCATAACAAATTTTTTATACCAGTATATTTATAAATTTCGAAATTTGACTATTACCAGTTACGTTCTTTTATAAAATCCGAGTAGTCCTTTTGATATTTATCACTTAGCCAAATATCACCATCTATAACTTCGACCTCAGGTTCCATTGACTGTCCATTATCAATATAACCAAATGGAGTTAATTCATCTTCTATATTCTTCATCTGCGAACTATAGAGTGCTTGTCTATTGTTTGCATTCATTAAATCTTTAAACATAGGGTCATTAGTAGCCCATGCAAAAAGAACTAACGTCATTGTTAAGTCATCGTTATAACCTTCATCTGCCTGGAATACACCATTGTGTTCAATAAATGTAGAAAATTCCGATATAATATCTCTATCAAAAACAAGTAGTTTATTTTCTTCTACCAAAGATTTTAAAGTTGCACACCCTATGCGCTTAACTTGTTTTGTTGTTCTTACACCTAGTATAGAACTTCTTCCAGAACTAGATAGAACTTGACCGTATCTGGCATCGGACCCGACCCAGATCATATTCTCATACTCAAGATCATTATGTATAATATCGGCCACTTGTTGACCAATATCATTAATCTCAACCAATACGTATGCAGTATTATAATCCTTAGATACCTTATGAATTACCGTAGGGTATAAGAGAGGACTAATCTTATTGTTTCTATATTTAGCTACAATTTTATAGGGGTATTCTGTAGTATCGATTACAGTAAAGGCAGAATAATCCCCACCAATACCCCTCGATGTATCGACAGTGGTAAAATATATATGACCAGGAACAGGATACTCTAAAATATCTAACCCATCTTTCTCATGCATGAAAGGAATTGGAGACAACCTGGCAATAGTATCAGGGGCAATTAATGTATTAGATGAACCAAGGAATGCACACAAAACTTCTTGGTTAAATTTAAGATCACCTAAGATTGATTTCTGTTCAGCAGCCCACTTCTCATCTCTACCTGGTATCTTCCAATAAGGTATCTGTAATGCAACAAAGCCGTTACGGCCTTCTGTGGCATCATTCCAATACTTCCAAAAATGATTATAACCTAGAGGGGTAGATGTTAGCAGCACCTTTGTGGTCTCTCCAGCCATAATGGTTGGATATGTAGAGGTGAAGAACTCTTCAGCTACGTTATTAGGAATAATTGCCGCCTCATCAATATACAACCAGTTAACCGACTTACCTCGAATACCAGATGTTGAGGTTGCAGAGGTAAAGATCTTGGATCCGTTTTCTAATTCCACATCACCCTTGTTCCAAGTTTTTACACCTTGCTGCATCCACAAGGGTAAATTTTCGTACATAATTTGGTACCGAGATAGCACCTCTCTTGAAGCAGCCGATTTATTAGCAAGAATAGCTACCGTCTTATTGGAATTAAAAATAGTGTAGTGAAGTATACAGGCAGCCGATGTAATGGTTTTACCCTGTTGACGTCCTTCCATCAGAATAACTTTCCTGTTATTCATAATGACATCTACTTTTTCTTTCTGACAATCGTATAGTTTAAAAAGTATTAAACCTCTATCTAAAGAGACGATATAGCAATAGTTCTCAATAAAGTATATCGGGTCTTCTTTACACTTCATTAACTCCCTTACCTGCTCGGAGGTAAACTGCATCTCAAAGCCAGCAGGCTTGAGTAAGTCATTACCATTATAACTATTATTTTCCATTAATCATCTTCATAAGCTCAGATGTAGAGCCAGCAAATACGATATTATTTTGTTGTTTAATATTTTCGTTTTTACCGCTTGCTTTATCAATATCTTTTTTAGTTTTATGCAAACCAATTAACTCTTTTGTAATAGCTGTTTGGGTAGATATTAACTGCCCGGCTACTTCAAAAGCTCTAGGGTTCTCAGAGTTCTTAGCTATATTAACTAGCTCCGACATTACATCTTCGTTTTTATTAATTAACCCGCGAAGCGTATTACGAGCTAATTGAAAATCCTCTTCTTGATCAAGCTCAGAAGGATTGTATGCAACTGGCATACTGGATGGAATAGTTAAATTAACAGCTGTATCTATATTAAATACATCATTAATTTTGTTAAGTGATTTCATTAAAAGTCCTCAAACGTATCTATGATACCAATTGTATCACCAGGAACAGCGGTACCAGGGTCAATTGTTGCGGAGTATGAGGATTGTTTATTAGTTAGTGCGGGGTCTGAGAATGTATTGACGTTTGTAGTTCTGATAATGCCCTGTCTGTTGATTGGGCCATAGAAGTTAAGTTTCATTGTGAAGTTAAGAGTCCAAATAATAGCTCTTCTTTGAGTGAAGTCACCTTCATACTCATCTTCATAGGTAATGTTATCTAAAATAACAGGTAAGTCATTCTTAATACCCATTGCCGGGATTGCATTAAGAGTCAGGTTATAGTCTGGATTAAAATAAGGTAAGATCTGTTCAATGATCTGTAGTCCATCATCCTGATTCTTTGTATACACATATAAAGTCATATCAATATTATAAGGTGTAGGAGCGTATTGCGCGTTTAATGTTGTGGTTGATGTACCATTAAGCGCTCTATTTTGCTGTACCAAACTAACTCTTCTGGCTGGATCATAAGTTAGACTTACCATCTCAAATCCAAGCCTTGGCAAAAACGTTTGATAACTCTGTTCAAACGATTGAGGTTGAGCAGCAATTCTAGCTAAAAACTTTG